CGCCTTTCGAGTCGGGCACAACCGGGTAATTCTTGTGCCTCGTCTTGAGCCTAAAGCCGCTAAGTACAACATCCAGCTTCGGAGCTAACCATGATTACCAAGCAGTTCGGCCCTCTCAACATTCGCTTCCCCGGTATTGCTAGGGCCTCGGGGCTTGCTGATATGCTTTATGGTAGTGCTAAGCTGTCGTCCACCCTCCGAGTAGGTGTGAGCGCTCTCGTTTGCTTGAGCTTTGCAGAGGAGGACAGCCCGGTAAAGGGTCTTGTTCTAGACTCTGAGACGCTGGACGATATCAGCAACTACCAGAAGGCCGTCAAGCACCTGTGCGATATGGGCGCTACCGACGACGACATCATCTGTTTCGGTGTGATGGTCGCAGACTGGTTCAAGGAGCAAGCTTCTAAGCCTCTGAGTGAGGCCGAGAAGATGGCAAGTTTTTTTGCACCAAGGAAGGCCGTCTAGACAGAGCCCTTGTGGAGTGGGGAGTAGAGCACGGAGACCCTCTCAAGTTCTACTCCCTTGCCCCCGAGGCTAAGGTGGCCTTCCTTGCAGCTATGTCAGCAAAGGACTCGGAGCGGAAGTCCAAGTCGAAGAAGAAGCTCCCTGCAAGCCTCTCACTACTCGATAAGCCGTCATGGGAATAAAAGTTACTCTGCCTCCCTCGCTCGTCATGGACCCCCAGGTACTCCAGCAGGGTTTGGACCGGGCGGCGGGGAAGGCTTTATCTGCCATTAAGGATGGTTGGCCTGTTGATACGGGCCAGTCCAAGGATGGTTGGAAGGCCAAGCCCGGAGGCCTTGTCATTAACGAAGAGGGCTACGCAGCCTTTGTCCGAGGTGGTAAAGCCTTGGACGAGGCCGCAGGTCGTGTGGACCAAGCTTTAGAGGACTTTGACGAGGTGTTGGCCGATATGGTCATGGCCTCTTGGAGTAAGTAATGAGCGACCGCGTAGTCAACTTCAAGTTCACGGGCGATACCTCAGACCTTGACAACGCCGCAGCTAAGGCCAACGCTGCCCTCAAGGGTAGTGCGGCTGCTAGCGACAAAGCTGGTAAGGCTATGGCCGGGTCCTCTGAGAAGGCTCGTGGGGCTCAGCTTGAGCTTCTAGAGCTTATGGGAGGCCCGTCCAAAGACGCGGTGACTAAGTTCTCTACGGTCTTGGGCGGGGTCAATCCTGTACTCCTGGGCGTAGCGGCTGGGGCTGCGGGCGCGGCTGCGGGCTTGGCTATCTTTGCGGGCTCCATCGTAAGCACCGTGGCCGAGTCGGATGAGCTTGCTCGAAGCCTTATGGATATCGAGGGGCTAGACGAGCTTGACCGCTTTGCTATCAGTGACGAGACCTTGGCTAGCCTTGACGCGGCCAATGCCTCTATGGACACTCTCGCCGTCGTAGGGGACAGGGCTAAAGTAGCCTTGGCCGAGTCCTTTGCTCCGGCTGTTAGTGGTCTGTCCAAGGGCATTACGTTCTTGGGCTTGGCCGCTGCCGATGCCTGGGAGTATCTGTCCTCGGGCGAGGTGACGTTCCAGTCCTTGGGCCAAGCCGTAGTTAAGGGCTTGACTCAATACTTGCTCCAGCCTGTTACCGCCCTTGAGGCCTTGACGCTGGCCATTGCCAATGTGGCCGAGCTTGCGGGCTTTGACGAGATTGGCGCTAAGGCTCGGGGCGCTGCCGAGGATATGGCGGCCTTCACCAAGAGCTTTGGGGCTACGTCCGCCGCCGAGGGCATGGAGAACCTGTCTAAGGCCTGGACGGCGGGTAAGGCCAAGGCTCGCGAGCTTGCGGTAGAGACCAACACCCTTACGACTATCGTAGGAGAGAACACAGCGGCGGGTCGCGAGAACAAGACCTCGATGAAGGGCCAAGGCGACGAGGCCAAGGCTTTGGAGAAGGCCCTCAAGGCTGTGGGCGATGCCCAGCGCGAGGTCGCCAAGGACCAAGAGGCTGCGGCCAAGGCTACGGATACGTTGGTTGACCGGGTAGATGCTATCAACAAGGACCCCATCGAGGCCTTGCGTGATGAGTATGCCGACCTGAATAGCGAGATTCTCAAGCAGATTGAGGCCAACCAAGCTGCCGGGATCAGCACCGAGAGCCTTGTCGAGGCCCAGGCCGAGGCTGCGGCCAAGTACAAAGACATTATTGCTGACGCAGAGCAAGCCGTAAAAGACGAGCGGATTAATGCCTTGGCCGAGGCTGAGGCTGCCTCCAAAGAGAGTTTTAAAGCAATTGCTATGACCGGGGCTGACTCGGCTATCGCTATTGCTGATGCCTTTGGCTCTCTTGCTGAGCTTATGTCTGCGCCCATCCTTGAGGCCTTGTCCTCTGTTCAGGAGCGCCTTACCAATCTTCAAGAGCTTCAGGCGGGTCTTACTGAGACTAGTGTGGAGGCCTATAAGCTCCAGGGCGACGCCTTGGTTGAGGCCTACAAGCAGGGTGAAGTAGCTGCCGAAGACCTGAGCAACAGTCAGAAGGCTTTCATCGACGCTGCGCTTCAAGCTCAGATTGATGCGTCCAAGGCCAAAGAAGAGGTCTACCGAGAGGAGGCACTCAAGGCCTTTAACTTGCAGAAGGCTGCGGCTGTCTCCTCGGCTCTTGTGGCAGGGGCTGTGGCTGTAGTCCAGGCCTTGGCCCAGCTCGGTCCTATTGCTGGAGGTATCGCTGCTGGCGCTATTGCTATCACTACAGGCGTGCAGGTAGCCACCATCAAAGCCCAGGAGCCTACCTTCCACACCGGAGGCTTTGTCGATAGTGTTGTGGCCGGAGCATCTCAGCCTCGTAGCAACTATGCCCAGGACGAGGTGCCTGCCAAGCTCCAAACTGGCGAGGCCGTGCTTAGCCGCCAGGGCCGGGCTATGCTGGGCGATGATACTATCCGTAGGGTTAACCGTGGAGAGAGTGCCGGGGCTCCGGTCGTTGTGAATAACACCATCTACGAGGGCAAGCTGATTAGTCAAGCTGTCCAGGACCAGAGCAAAAGTAATGGAAAACTGCGGCAGACGCTAGGCAAAAACCCTCGGCCCGGTCATAAGAAGTAGGTCCTTGACACAATACGTTCAAGGGTTAGAAACCTTGTAACAGGAGAAAGCACCGTGGCTGACTTGACCAAGACCGATGGCGCCTATAGGGCTCTACTCATCCCCGACCCTAAGTTTACTTACGAGGCCTTGGACCTCGACAACTCTGTTATCACTCAGCGTGGGGCTCGTGCGGGTGTACCTGTGCCTACTGCCCCGACCAAGGCTGTGCTTTCGGCTACGGGCGAGCAAGAGAACGTAGAGCTTACCATTAGGACCACGCGCGGCGGGCTGGTTGATACGGACTACGCCGGGGCCTCTTTCGTATGGGAAGGCTCCGATGTCGTGGGCACCTATGGTTGGGAGACGCCTACGGCTATTTCTAGTATCGAGACAGTGGCCTACGTCGCCCCCACCTACGCTCGCGGCTTGACTCGCAACCCCTCCGCTGTCGCCTTGCCTAGCGGCGTGGTAGTTGTGGCCTATTCCAGGCAGACCAGCGCTCTTGTGGACACTATCACTACTCGTCGCCGGGTTAACAACACCTGGCAGAGCCCTGTCAGCCTGGGGGTTAGCTCCAGCCCTACACCGGGCGAAGAGGCTCTTACGGCTATGGTCTGGGACTCAGAGTTGTCTCAGGTGCGTCTCTATATCCTCCAGCGCGATACCTCTCTGAACAACTTTGAGGTAGGTCGTCTTAGCCTCTACGTCAGTAGTGACGAGGGTGCGAGCTGGTCTTTGTCTCAAGAGGACTGTCTGGTAAGCAGCTTCGACTGGTCTGCGGCTACTACTGGCTACACGGTCCAGAAGATGTCTTTGGCCTTGAACGGAGGCCAGGGCTGCCTCATGCTCTCGGCTACTATGAACGATACCTCGGAGGTTAACCGGCTCCAGAACACGGTCATCCAGTATGCGAGCATGGACAACGGCCTCTCTTTCGAGCTGATTGGCATCTACGCCCCCTCTACGTCTACGACTTATGACCCTCTCGCGGGCTTGGCTTACGTCGTGTTTGCTAACCCCCGAGGCCCTGGCTTCAAGGTTGTCTGGTCAAGCGCCACGGATTCGGCCTTGGCCGTGGGGGCTCTTACTACGACTACTCTTGGTAGCGGGACGATGGCTTGGCGCTATAGCTACCCGGAAGAGATTGACCAGCCTACCTTTAGCATCTCTTCTGTGTCCTCTAACCAGATGTCTTTCGTAGACATCACCGTAGCTACGGACGACAGCGGCGGAGCCTGGCTCTACTACGTCGGAGACGAATACTATAGGGCTACCTTTTGCTCCCCTACGCGGTGTGCCCGGTATCAAGATGGTCGATTCATTCATCCTGCTACCTCCCCTTCGGGCTACGCCACGCCCGGCGTTATCCGTATGGGCGACACTGTAGAGTATCTGGATAACTTGGCGGCTGTTTGGAGTAGGGGTCAGGTCTTTCTCCTTGGTCGTGTTCAGTCCTCAAGCACCTCTCTTAGCCCTGGGGGCCTTCTCGCCTTCCGCCTAGGTCAATACTGTACGGCTAGTCGTCAGCCTGCGGCTCTTAGTGCTGCCGCCGAGACCTTGAACACGACCTACGACTTCGATTGGTATGGGCTCACGGCTATGAGTGCTATTACCGAGTGGGCCATCTCCACCTTCTCCGGCCCCGTGGTTACCCTAGGTACTGACCTTGCTCAGAACATCACGACCAGCCTCGGGTCTACCTTTTCGGCTACTGCCACCTCCCAACCTTTGGACACGGACACTCAGTTCCAGGCCCAAATGACGGTTGAGGTCACTACCGGCAACTGCGACTTCTTCTTCAAGATTGAAGATAAGAACCACCTCCGAGTCCGGGTTACCAGCACTCAGGCTGTGCTTAGGGATATGGATACCTCGACGGACCTGGAGACTATCGTTTTTTCTGTGTCTGGGCCTCAGATTATCCGTATTGGTTGGCACGAGTACAGTATCGGAAGCACCGCTCTGTATAGCTTTAGCGCTGGGAGCCTAATCGCAGGCGCTCCAGGTCAATACTTTGAGCAAACTACGGGCCAGATCAACCTTGCCACGTCAGCCGGGTCTTACTTCCGGTTCTTCGTCGGCGCTGTGACCTCTAACGTGGACCTGTACCAGTTTAGCTTCGGCTCAGGGCAGAATGGTGGTGGACTAGGCTTGGGTACTCTTACTGGGCGCCCGTTCTGGTCTCGGCCCTCCTATGTCCATGCCTCGGCCTCTGTGGCTATGGTCAACGGGCCTACGACTGTGGGCGACGAATGGACCATTAGCCCTCGCTACGACTACGGCGTCAAGCGGGTGTTTCAGGAGATTGAGCCTAGCCCCCGCGCTGTATTCCAGACTACCGCCAGCTCCAGCTCTACGCCTACCGCCCTCGTTTTCAACCTTCAGGACGGCGGAGAGGCCTCGCGCTTCGGTTCTCCGGTGCTAGGCATGGGCCTCTTCGGAGCTAACTTCAGGACTGCCTATATCCAAACGGCCTCGGCTGCCACTGGGCCTTGGACTACCATCAAGACCATCGACATGAGCTGCGGCCTTAACGGCTTGGCCTGGGAGCGGACTGGGCATACGGTTAGCGCTCCGGCCTCTAGCCCTACTACTGGGCCTCACTACATCGCTGATAACGCCTTGGCCGGGAGCTACTTCCGGTACAAGAGCGGGGAGATGGCTAAGATTCTGCGCAACTCTGGTGGCCTTTGGCAAGAGGGCGGTAGCGTCAAGCGCGCTCTCCTCACCTTAGATGGAGCCTCTGTCGATGCCTCGGGCTCTGATGGCACTATCGTCTATAAGGACGCTGTAGTCCTCATCTATGGCTTGGCCTCTGTGTCCTTTATGCGCCTGCTTATCCCTGCTCAAGACACCTACGGGGATATCTTGGAACTTGGCTCTTTGGTCTTTGGTCGTGTAGAGATTCTGGCCAGACAGTATGGCCGGGGTCGGAGCCTTGAGATTGCTCCTAACATCGAGCTTGTGGAGCAAGTCAACGGCGCCCGCAAGAGCCGTAAGCTCGGGCCTACCCGCCAGATTAGAACTGTGAACTGGACTAACGAGAACGCTATTGACACCAAGCAGCTTTGGGGCGACTTGGAAAACGTAGACTATGTGCGAGCTGCGGCGGGTCTTACTCCTGCGGCTATCCCGGCGGCTACTGCCTATCAGGTGGCCGGTCTTATCGACCAGCTTGAGGGCGAGCCCTTGGTGTATATCTCCAAGCTTACTCCCGACCAGCCTACGATGATTGCGCCCAGACACTTGCTCCGGGGCCGGGTGCTAAACCCTGTGACCTTGGAACACTTCGATGGTAACGAGGAAGAGGACGAGATTATCCGTCTGACTAGTATCGTGATTGAGGAGGAGGTCTAATGTATACCAACAGCACTCCCGAGGCCTTTGTCCTCTCTGCGCGCTACTACCTTGTCATTGAACTGAACTGCAACGGCTTGGTGTTCTATACGGCTACCGACTATGTCCGGCCCGTGTCCTCGTCTACGGGCGAGACTATCTGCATTGACGCTATCCTGGAGAGTAGCCCGGAGGTTAGCCTGTCCGAGGGCTGGGGCGAGTCTGAGAATGAGCCGCCGCAGGTATCCTTTAATCTACCCCTGACGGGCCTCGTGCTTGACCTTAAGAACCAGAACCTGCTCAACGGCTCACAGATTGGTGTATACCTCTGGGCTGAGGGCCAGGACTGGGATAGCAAAGAGCTGCTGTGTTCCGGACGCCTTGAGTACACGGCAGACGACGGGGATAGCGGTACTCTTAGCTGCGTAGTCATCCAGCGCCTTGACGAGGCTAGCGGGGTCCTGCCCCTGCTTACTGACCGTGTACCTCTCAGCACTATCAGCTTGTTGGAGCGTCAACAGTTCTTGCCCTTTGTCTTCGGGGCGGCTCCTGACCGGAGCTATCCTGTAACCATCCGGCCTTATCCTTTTAAGGCTGAGCTATATACAGGCCTCGGCGAAGGTCAGAAAGTATATAGCGTGCTCCTTGCCAAGGGCTTTCAGAGTCCGGATACTGTTAACATGGTCTGTACGGATCCGGCTCTCGCCAATAACAACGCCGACGTAAGTGTTGTGCTTAGGTCTGACGTAGCCCCTAACATCTCCATCGTGAAGCTGGTTACGGCACCCCTTGGGCCGGGCTCGGACGAGTGGGGTCTTTCGTATTACTACCATACTTCTGGCGTTGCGATGGGCTTCTACCGCTCTCGTCCGCTCCGGGGGCTGGGCTCTCTTTGTGCCTCTTTGCTGGAGGGTTCGGGCCTTGCCTTGGATTATGCCCGGATTAACTCCTTCGAGGAGCCCCTGAACAGCTATAGTGTCGCGGGGCAGATTGATGAACCTACGAACTGTCTCCAGTACCTTCGGGATGCGGTGACGGGTACTTTCCCTGTTACGCTAATGCAAGGCGCTAACGGCTGCTGGGTACAACCTTGGCGTAGCCTCATTCAATCGGATATTGGGCAGGCTTTCCTTGACCCCGAGGACGGCTCTTGCTCTAGGTCTAGCCCTGTCTCTCGGGATAGCAAAGACGTTATCAATGACTTGACTATCTTTGCGGGCTACTGTCGGCTCCGAGGCATCTACACACTTCAATACGCCCTTGCTGCTGGTCGAGGCACTAACCAAAGCAACCAGATTGTGCGCAAGAGCCCTACTTGTGTTATGTCTCAGGATGTCTATGGAGCTAAGGTCGAGGAGCGCGAGTCGGTTATCCTATATGACCTCGGTTCCGTAGGCCTTGTGCTTGAGCAAGTCATCGAAGCCAAGGCTTTTCCCAAGGCTCGGGTGTCTTATGACTTGCCACCCTCTATGGCTTGGGTTCGGCCTGGCACCTTGCTTGAGGTCTATGACCGTGAAGTCCGCCTTAGTGGCCTTGGGCTTGTTGATAGACTTTTGCTTTCCGAGACCGGCCCTACCGTAGAGCTGGTCATGTTGCGTGAGACGCCCACTAGTTTCGAGGAAAGGGCCTCGGTAATTTCACCCTTTTAGGAGTAGGTAGATGCTTTACGACGGTGGTGACATGGGTGCTTTGCTTGAGATTGTGCAAGACCTGACCGAGCGTCAAATCATTTCAGAGGAGCGGAGCAAGACCATCCTTGAGCGGCTTGAGGAGATTAAGACCAGCACGCATCACCTTGAGGTGGAGCTTCGCCCGGTCATCGACTACTACAAGCAACAAGAGGCCGTCAACCGGGCCAAGGCCGAGCTGAAGACCGCTGACGATATGAAGACGGCTATCCTCGCCGAGGCTCAGGCCAAGGTCGAGGCCCAGCGCGCGGGCTTTTGGATGAAGGCCGGGGCTATCCTTGAGAACCACAAGGTCCAGGGCGCTATCGTAGGCCTGCTCGTTTGGCTTGCGGCCCAGTTCGGGGTGCCTATGCTTAGCTCTGACGACGCCTCGGTGATTATGCAGAATGCAGGCAGTTCGCTGGCCCTGTATGAGCACTTGCGTTATGGAGGCTAAAATGCAAAAAGAGGACCTGTTTGTAACAGATCCCCTCTGGCAGAAGGTTCGGGCTCTTAGGGAGCGGGTTACTTCGCAGGCAGCATTTGGAGAGCAAGCTCGGTGTGATGAAGCTGATAACACTTCTGGTTCTTACCAATCCACTTCTGCTTCGGCTCTCCGTATAGCTGGGTAATGTGCGAGCCCAGCTTCTTGGAGCTTACAGGTACAAGCCCGTTGCCCTGAGCCCAAGTCTGGTAGTGGGCGTAGAGGTTAGCACAAGGCACCCAGCTCAAGGGCACTTCCTTGGTCAGAAGCTCATCACTATCAGTATAGGCGGTGTCCTGCTCCTTGATGAACTCCTCGCAGTAGGCGCTAACGCTGTCTCCGTTCTCTTGCATAGAGGCCCTTGCAGCGCTGGCAGAGTTCGGCTTGCTGTAGTCCCCACGCTCCATGACCCGCTTGTACCCAGCGATAGCCCAGTTGATGATACCGGCACGCTCAGTCATCAAGGTTGCAGTCAAATCACAGTCGCGAGGCCGGTAGGTAGCTCCAGGCTTGGGCTTGGGCGGGGGACTACCGAAGGTCACGTCAAAGCTCAAGGGTACAAGACGGTCCCAGAAGCCATCCGAGTTGTCGCTAAAGGAAGGCATCTCGTTAGCTGCGTAGATGAAGGCAGCGTTAGGCCGGAAGGTAAAGGAGCGACCGTTAGGGTATCGACCCTCTACCTCATCCCCTGTGGCGGCGGCCTTAAAGAGCGTGCTATCCTTAACGTGGGTTTTAGGCAACTCGGCGACTACGTTCCAGCGAGAGCCCAAGAGCCGAGCAGCATAGTATTCGGCATTGGTGGCGCCCAAGTTCTGAAGGGTTACCGAGCTACGACTATCCTTGTGAAAGAGACCACTAAGGGTGTTCAGAAGGACAGACTTACCGTTAGAGCCTGAGCCGAGGAGCATAGGAGAGCCACGGTACTTAGTAGACTTGCCGAAGAGGGCGACGCCCATAAACTCCTGGAGAAAGGCCTTGCGCTCTTCCCGGTCGTAGTTAAGCTCCCAGACCTCATCCAAGAACTGGTCGAAGCGTGGGCAGGTAGCCTCTGCATCATAGTCAATGTCAAGGCTATGGGTAGCCAAGATGTAGTTGTCTTTGGTCACCTGTCGGACTTCGCCGGTAGGGAGAATAAGCTGGTCCTTACACACCAAGACCTGAGCGCTCTGCTCGAAAGGGTCCTTGTCTAAAGCGACCTGAGCCTTGAGCAAGCCGATAGCTCCAGTCACCATACGGGCGCTAACGTACAGGGTCTGAACCTTGTCATCGGGCGTGTTATACTCAACGCCATGCCAGCTTTGGATTAGCCGACTAATCTCGGCCTCGGGAATGACCTCCCAAAGAGCCCCTTTGGTGCTGTAAAGAGTACCATCAATGCCTTGCACAAGCCCCGAGGTCTCGGTGTTGTAGTGCAGGTTAACAGCGCAAGCAATGCTGGTCTCAGAGCTATCGGTAAGCTGAGGCCCTTGGACCTCCTTGTCCTCGTCAAAGGCCCGAGCTGAAGCCCTACGGTCATTCTGAGCTTGCTTAGCAAAGGCCTTGAGCTTGCGTGCAGTCGAGGCGTCAACCGTAGCCAGAAGACGCTCCCAGTCGGCCTTGAGGCGTAGCCCGGCAAGCTGGGCATAATACTCGAAGCGAGCGGCGTAGAGGCTGTGGTTATAGTCTGGGCAACCGGCACCAACCCAGCCCGTGAAGTCGCCCGAGGTGTTGAGCATGGCCCGGATGCGCTCCATGCCTACGCTGATAGGGCGGTCATTCGTAGGGACCTCGGCCAGCATAGCGCCCCGGCCTACGACATGAGTATCGACCTTACCCCAGCTCCAGCCGGTACGCGGCTTGAAATTGATCCAGGGCAGGCCCCACTCTTGGGCGGCTTCCATAAGCGCTTGGCCCCAAATCATAGCCGCCGAGTCAATAAGCTCGGGAGGAGCCATAACCACAAGCTCGTCATGGACAACAGCGACAAGCTCTCCAATCTTGCTGTCAATGCCCTTGCGTGCGGCTTTGAAGATGATCTCGGCCTCGGCACGCTGCAAGATGCCAGCGATAGCAGCATGAGGCCCACTCTCCTTGCCAATCTCGTAGGTACGCCCCTGGAGGGTATAGCGTCCGGTGGCTTTCGCGCTCTGCTTGGCGTTACGGATGAAGTTGCCAGCGATGGCGTAAGGACCCTCGGGCGAGAAGGCCTGAACTACAGCCTCGTCCAAGTTTTCAAGCTTGGCACCATTGAGGTACTTGTTAACGTCAATCTTAACAGCGCCTCGGTCTCCACCAAAGCTCTCGTAGAACTTACCCTCTTGACAAGCCGTAGCCAAGGCTTGGTCGCCAGAGATGCAGGCCAAGATGGTAGGGTGAGAGCTGGAGATGTCGATAGCCAGTACCGCCCGTTGCCCATCGCCAACCGCTAGCCGAAGGCGGGCAGTCGTGCCCTGGAAGTTAGGCTTGGCGGAGTGCATACGGAAGGTCCAGGCGGTGTTCTCCCAAGTAGGAGTAAGCTGGCCGTATTTGTTAACACTAAAGGCCGCAGCCTTCTCCTGCCGCAAGCCCTCAAGCTTGGCCTGTCCCTTGGGGGTAGGGTCGTTGGCTCCTTCCGTAATCAAAGCGTTTAGGGTGAAGTTCCACAGGCCGCCGTCGATAGGGATACCAGTCTTGTTGAGGTGCTGCTTGACAACGTCCTCGTCACGTTGCTTAACCTCAAAAGGAAGAACGTCGCCCATTACTCACCATCCTTAGCAACAAAGTAACCATTGAGCACCTTACGGACCAGCTCGCTAAACGAGATGCCTTGAGCCTTGGCCTCGGTCTCAGCCTTAACATACAGGTCTTCGCCCATCGCAAGGGCAGTCATACGGGGCTTACCCTGCGCGGAGGGCTTGCCGTTCTTGCGCGTCGTCGTCGTCGTCGTCGTCGTCGTCGTCGGGGTCATCGTGTCGTCTCCTATACTATACTCTAACTTGTTTCTATAAAGAAGTCAAGGGTTTTTTGAAAAAACCTTAGAACGATTCTTAGGCCTCTACGTCTAATGCTGGGCGCTTTGGGCCTCGGCACGGGCTAGGACAAGGCCTCGGGTTCGTCTTAGGCCCACAATAGACGTAGGGGCCTGGGATTAGGTTTAGGGCCTCGGTGCAGGCCTTGCTCCAGGGGGCTCAGGCTCTACGTCTAATGCTGAGCGCGCGGGCTGGAGGCAGGCACTACGCCTCGGCCTTGGGCTGGGAATAGGCCCTACAATACACCAGAGCCCCAGGATTAGGTCCTAGGGCTCGGAGAGAGGGCTTAGATGGCGAGGGCCAAGAGACAGAGTAGGCCGAGGCTCGCATCAAGAACTACTTCTACGGCCAGCGCCGCAAGCTTGGATTTACTCACAGTCAATCTCCACGTCAAGGAGGAAGGTGGTTTCGAGAAGGCCAGCACCTAGGTTAATGAGTGCGTGCTGGTTGAAGAAGATATCCTTGGGGCATTGCCAGTCCATGTCATACCGAGGCACAACATTGGAGTCGAAGTACACAACCACAACGAAAGTGTTGGTGTCGGGGTCTACAACATAGGTCCGGGTGCTCTCATAGTCACCAATATAGGTCTGGTCTTGGTCTTGCTCGTAGTCGTAGAGATAGCCGCTGTAGGAGCCATCACTAAAGGTCCCGAGCTGGTCCTTCTCAAAGAGATACAGGCCAGGCCCGGCCATAACCTCTACCTCCTCAAGGTTGGTCTTGTAGGTCACAGTATGGAAAGTACCCAGAGCGCTAATGTTCTCGTCTACGAGGAGGTCCAGCTCCCGCTCCACAAGGGCAGAGCCGTTGATATAGTCAGGCCCGGCGTAGCCAGTGTCAACCTCTTTGCTACCCATAGGGTCACAGCCGAGCAGGAAGAGGCTAGCGAGAGCGGCGGTCATAGTCTTAAGCATCTTGGTCTCCGTGAAGCGTCGTGTCTCTGTCTTCATAAGTATTCTAACCTGAACGGCCATGAAGTCAAGGGTTTTTCCTAAAGAATCTACGCATTAGGCTCCAGGCGCTGGGCGTATTGCTGAGCGCTCGGCCTTGCCCTCTGCCCTGAGACCTACGACGCTGGCCCCGACGCCCCAGCATTAGACGTAGGCCCTCAGCCTTAGCCCCCTTGCCTCTTCTTCTTGCCTCGGCGCCCAGCCTTACCCTCGGGCCTAACCGATCGGAGGTAGGGCCGAAGGGTTAGGAATCCGTTATGAAATCGGTTAGCCCGTCGTAGACGGTATTTTAGATAGAGTTTTTGGAATCCTAACCGATGATCTAGACTAAGTACCTCTATGGGATTTTCTGACCCTATATTTTTTCTACAGGGCCAGCTCGACCGGACAACTACGGTTAGGTCGGCTAGCATTTTGCGAAAGCGTAGGTGCAAGCGTTGGTTTCGTCGCCTAGCCGGACTTCTAACGGACTCGCTAGGGCTAGGTCATGGCATGGGCCAGAACCAGCGCTATGCCCTGCTCCAGCACAAACAATAGAATCAGCCCTCAAGCCTGACACCCGCTCTTTCCCGAGGTGCAAGTAGTCCAGGTAAGGTGCTACATTAAGGGTACGGGGGCCAATTCTTATTCAAAGTGCCTGCCTCACGCCAAAGAATAGAGACCAGGGCATAGACGGTACTTTTCTCAAGGGTTGGTCCTGGAAATAGGCCTGTATTACGAAAGGCCTGGTTCTAAGCCGAGCCCGATAGAATAACAATAGGTCCTATTAAAACCCTTGACGCCTTAGACCCTCCAGTTAGAGTATAGTAGGAGTAAGACAATGACCGAATCGTTCCGCCTGAGCCCGAGCGCCATCGACAAGTTTGACCGCTGCCCTAACCTCTGGCATCTTGCTTATGTGGGCAAGGCCACAGAGGCGCGGGGTAGTGATGACAACATGGCCGTGGGTAGCTTCTACCACAAGCTGCTTGAGTCCCTAATCACCGGAGATGTCTCCAAGGTCCAGCCGAAGGACTACCAGTTGCGCCTCATGCTTAAGGATGGAGCCCTCAAGGCTGTGCCTAACGCTGGGGTTGGCTTCGAGGCCGAGACTGAGCTTAAGGGTGTGTTCGAGGGCTTTGACTGTATCGGCTATGTAGACTTCTGGCGCTATGACAAGGCCACGGGTAACCTTTGGATTGGCGACTGGAAGACCAGCGCTAAGCTAAACTACGCCAAGACTACGGCGGAGCTGGCGGCCTTGGTCCAGCCTAACTTCTATGCTTGGCTTCTGGTTGCCTCGGGCCGTTGCCCTGAGCCTAAGACCATCACCTTTCAGCACGTCACTATCGCTACGGACATCAAGCTTCGGGGTATCTACAAGAGCACCTTGGCCCAGACTACCTATAGCGCCGTCTGCGAGTTCATGTACTCTCGGGTTCTGCCTATCGCTAACCGTATGGTCGAGGCGGCTACTCCTGGAGGTCGCTGTGAGACTAACACCTCGGCCTGTTGGGACTATGGCTTTTGCCGCTTCGGTTTGCATTGTGCCAAGGCTCCTCGGGGTGTGCAAAAGCGCTGCGAGGAGGCTCTAGGCCTGCGTCCTAAGTATGGAGCCGGGGTAGCTCAAGGCCTTTGCGAAGGCTTCAAGGTAGCCGTAGACGTGAGTGTAGAGGTCGAGGGCTTCACACCTACAGCTCCTAAGCCTACGGGCAGCTTTAGGCCTCCGGCTATGCCTCCGGTCCATAAGCCTGTGGGCTCTTTCCGGCCTATTACGCCCATGCCCGAGGCTAAGCCTACACCTCAAATGGCTTTGTTTAGGCCTCCGGCCATGCCTATCGGGCAGCCGCCTAAGCCTCCTTTCCGCAAACAATAGCCCTCGGCCTTGACATCTTAGTCTCTCCGGTTAGAGATATGGTAGAGGACAAGACCATGCACCCGCGAGAGTCAGAGATTTTGCAAGAGTTGAAGCTGCTCAAGACAGAGCGGGATGGTATTGCCTTGTCTCTGGAGGAGTGTAATACTGAGCTTGGCCTACTCTATTCCCAGCTCAGCCCTGACGCCGAGGCGCTGGTTCTTACCCAAACCAAGCTGAACTTCCTCAAAGTCCGTATGACCTTGGCCCAGGACCGGGACGCCAAGCTCTTGACCAATGAGCTGGCCCTCCGCAAAGAGCTTCAGCGCTACGAGCTTACCGGCAAGGGCCTGCGCAAGGGCAAAGAGTATCTGGATGGGGTAGCCGAAGGCTCTCTGCCTTGTGATGCGGCTACTTGGGCTCGCCTCGCTGCTGAGGAGAAGTTTCAGGACGCTCTTCGCGAGACCTATACCGAGCCCCCTGACGATGACCAGCCTTACTAGTAACTGGCCCTACGCCTGTACTCGTGAGGCTTTGCTGCGTCTACAGAAGATGAGTCCCGAGGACTGGCGCAAGGCCCAGCCCAAGGACGCAGGACTGTTTGCCGGGCTCGATGACAGCGTTAGAGCCTCGCACAAGGTCTTGGCCCGGTACAAGCCTAGCCCGGCGGCTGTATCCTTTTTGCTAGCCAAGACGCGCTTTATGCGTGTCCTAATCCGAGCCGGTAACCGCGTAGGCAAGAGCGAGCATGGTGCGGCCTATCTCGCAGCCAAAGCTCTTTGCCATCCCAACGGACGATACCGAGCGGTAGGTTTTACGGCCCAGCAGGTAAGGAGCGTCGTAGGCCGCCTACTTGCTAAGTACATCCCGGTCTCTGCGCTTATGCCTGGGTGTTACTTCACGCCCGAGAACGGCTGGAGCAAGAACCTAATCAGGCTTAGGAACGGGGCTGAGATTCAGCTCAACTCCTATGAGCAAGAGCGCCGGGCACACGCCGGTAACGGTTTGCATGGTATCTGGCTCGATGAGCCTCCTCCCGAGGATATCTTCATTGAGTCTGAGGCTCGGCTTAGGGACTTCGGCGGGTGGATGGTCATTACCTGTACGCCTGCGGACTGTCCCGTCAAGTATCTTAAAGACCTTGTCGAGGCCGAGGATTCCGCCTGGACTGAGTACGTTATAGGCTATAACGTCGGCAACTGCCCTTGGTACAGCACCGAGGACATCGAGCAGAACCTTAAGATTGCCCGTAAGAATCCCCAGACCTATGACCAGACTGTGAATGGGGCTTGGGAAGGCATCACCCTCGACCGCTACTTCACGGGCTTTGACTATACCCAGCACCTCCAGTCCAAGGACTCCAAGCTCCCGGTCTTCAACCGAGGCCTCTGGGTAGCTCTGGACCACGGCCAAGGCCTAAACCGGCAGGTAGCCTTGTTCTTGGGCTGTCACCAAGACAAAGACGGGAAGAAGCGGGTCCATGTCTTCCGCGAGTTCCTTAGTGGTAAGCAAGGCCTAACGGCAGCCCAGATTGCTAAGGGCATCGTTGATATGATTGACAGTGTACCTGGCGGCTTGGCCAAGCTCCAGTCCAGACATATCCGCTTCATTGGGGATAACAACTCGGCAGGCTTGGGTAGGATTGGGCGCTTCAACCAAGAGATTGAGAAAGAGCTGGCCGCCCTAGGCTATCCTTTGTCTATCGCCAGTCCTAACAAGAGACCCGGCTCTGTGCAAGATGGCGAGGCCTTACTCAATAACATAGCCTTGGACTCGGGCTTGACTGCTGACCCAAGCTGCTTGACCCTCAAGGATAGCCTCGCCCACTACAAGCAGGGCTCGGAGAAGTTCAAGGACCTCATCGACACCTTGCGCTACGGCACCCAGGACCTTTTTGCGACCGACAACACTACACCTAGAACACTGAGGAACGGCTAATGTCTAAAGATGAGCAGAATGGCGGGGACAAGCTTTCGGACTATGACCGGGCTCGCATTGCACAAACGGCTTTGCGTCGGCGTATTATGACTGGAGCTTGGGCTGAGGATGTCCGCCAGTTCGTAGGCCAACACTACTCCCGCGAGAGCCTTGAGTACCTGCCTCCGGTTAGCCTTGAGCGTAACCCGTTCAAAAACCTTGTGCTCCAGCTCTCTACCCTCTATGATGCGGCCCCTGTCATCGTCACTGAGCCTGAGCAAGACCTTGGCCCGATGGTTACACCTCGGCTCAAAGCCCTTTGGCCCCAGCTCTTGGCGGCAGTCATCGCCTATAACGAATGCTTCGTGCGCGTAGGGGTTACCCGCAAGGGCGAGGTCTCCTACCAGCTTGTTACTCCTGACGAGGTGCAAGAGGTCGAGAGCTACGACGATGAGCCCGATATGCCTTGCAGCTTGGTGTGGCGCCGTAAGCTCAAGGGTGAGACCTTCTACGAGTATTACAACATCGAAGATGCCGAGCGTCCTGTGTTTCAGGTCTTGCAAGACGGCGAGGATGTTACGGCTAGCTACTACCCTGAGCTTGAGGCCGGGGAGTATCCCTTCCGTGACTCCGAGGGCCAGCCCTACCTCCCGTTCGTGCTCTACCACATGACCTTGAACCAGAACCTGTTCAATGCCTTTGATGGCTTGGAGCTTGTGCAAGGCACGCTGGCTACGGCTATGCGTATCGGAGGGCTTAACCAAGGGCTTCGGGACATGGCTACCCCCCAGCGCTACGCGGCTAACGTCGATCCTGTGGGGGCTCAGTCTGTTGGCCCGAACCAAGTCATACAGGCTAATCCTTTGACTGTGCTTATGTTTAAGTCTAACTCGGACGCTGCTCCCGTCATTAGCCAATGGGATAGCAAGTTCAGCGCTAAGGATGCAGAGTACACCGTGGCCCGGCTCGAAGAGGCCTTGGGCTGTTTCGCAGGCTTGACCTCGGCTGATATGATGCTTAGCACTAACGCCAGCGGAGCGGCTCGAATTGTCTCTAAGGAAGGCCTCCGACGCTCGCGGCTTCAACGGGAGCCTAGCCAAAGGCTCGGGGACCAGCTTTTGCTCTCGACGGCGGCTAAGGCTCTTAATGCTTGGCGCCGAGAGCCTGTGTTTATGGAGTCCCCAACGGCATACAATATCGTCTACCAAGAACTTGAGCCTTTGCCCTTGACGCCTTAGACCAACAGGTTAGAGATACAGTAGAGGACAAGAATGCTGCTCGACCCCAAGCTATTGAACATCGCCGATGAGCCCCAAAACAGGCTCTTGACCTTGCGCTTTTGCCTGGGGCTTCGGCTCCGGTCTCTGGATAGTAACATTCGTCGCTTCGACCCCTACATCGCTCCTGCCCTAACCGGCGGCCCTGAACTATCTTCTACCCCAATCATCCTGACCGATGGGGATAAGAAGCTACTCACGGGGCTCTCTCTTGAGGTGGAGCGTATGCTTAACATCAAGCAAGGCGCTAAGATTGACATCAGCGCTTGTAACATCGGGGGCGATTGGGCTCCCTCAAGCTGGAGTGCTAAGTAATGCGCCCTACGCCCGCCTTCATCTTGCATAACTGTGTGGCCCACCCGCTACTCCCGTTCCTACCTCAAGCGCTCGGCGCCAAGCTCCATGATTCAACCTATGAGCTTGTCGAGGTCGAGGATACCTTCATCTATCTCCTCCGCAAACCCAAAGGAAAGAAGTAATGCCTGACGAGCAAGTTCAAGAGGTAGCCGCTGAGGCTGAGGTCAAGGCCGTAGAGGCCGAGGTTCAGGCTGTAGAGCCCGAGGCCCAAGCCGCTGAGCCTGAAGCTAAGCCTGCTGAAGAGGCCAAGCCCGAGGTCAACTGGCAAGAGAAGGCCTTGGCTCACCAAGCTCGCGCTGTGTTTGCCGAGAACGGTATCGCCGACGCCGAGGTTCGGGCCGATATCATGGACCTGTTCAAGATTCGGGGCGGCGATAAGGACTTTGACGAGTGGTTTGAGGCTACTAAGGCAGACCCCAAGGGCCTGCTCAAGTCCTTGCTGGTTCAAGCCAAGGTCGAGGCTTCTAAGCCCGAGGCTCCTAAGCCTGCGCCCAAGGCTACGGTTGCTGCTAAGGCCGACGCCCCTACCGTTATTCCAAGCAAGCTCACCCCGGCCCAAATCAGGGCCTTGTCCCCTGTTGAGTATCGAAAGCACCGGGCGGCTATCTTGGCTGCTAACGGTATCAAAGAATAGAGCTGTGTGAGAGTGCGCGTGCCTGGGGTAGTCCTAGGCACATAACTTGTGACTTGAGGATTTACTACGATGGCGAACGAGATTACTTCTTCTTCTATGGTTAGCGACGGGGTTCTTGCGGCTACCCTCGTGCAAGAATATTTCGCGCGTCCCGCTCAGTCTGGGGACTTCCGCGAGGCGATGATCCGTAAGGAGTTCATCCCCAACATGCACGCTAAGGCTATGTCTGTGTCCCTGCATGACGACAACTACGTCTACGACTCGGCTAGCTCCGAGACCTCCGGTGGCTACTCCAACACGGACCCTAACCTTGGCGCTGTGGTTCTCACTCCCGCTCGTAAGGGTAAGGTCTTCCAGAGCACCAACCAAGCTATGGCTTCGGCCAGCCTGGGCACTTGGCAGGAGGTTGTTATCGGGCCTCTCGCTAACGCTGTTGGTCGTACCGTTAGCGCGATGGCCTGTGTGGCGGCTGCTACGGCTACGGCTGAGGTTGGCGATGGTACTGGTCCTATGACCGAGGACCTTATGGCCGAGGCGCGTCGCTCCTTGATGAACTCCTCGCAGGTTGGTCCTTTCCACTGTGTCATGCACCCCAAGGCCTACGGGGAGTTCCAGGATAGCCTTCGCGCTGAGGGTGGTTCTGCGGCCTTTAGCCCGGCTACTGAGGCGATGCAGGCTGCTCGCGGCGAGACCTATCAGGGTATGTGGCGTGGCGTTGGCCTCTGGGTTAGCGACAAGGTTGAGACCTCGGACGCTGGGGCTATTCGTCAGAACTTCCTCTTCGCTCAGGGTGGTCTGTTCTACTGCGAGGCGGACGCTATGGTCTTCTTGAGGGGTGCTTTGGAGTCGAACGTCAAGGTTCTCCCCCTTGGCTCTGCGGCTGTGGTTCAGACCTACGACACTGACAACGGCATTAACAAGCTTATGGGCGAGTTCTACCCTGCTGTGAGCCTTGGGATTGACGCTGCTGTGGTTCGTATCCAGACCATCGTGGCCTAATCCAACTGCTGAGGGGCTCGGGTCTTAGGGCTCGGGCCTCTCAGCTTAACCCTTTTTGTTCTACCCTGCCTATCTTCTGGAGTGAATGATGTCTCAGCTCATTAAAGGCAAGCCCCTTGTCGCTACGGCAGAGGCTGTGGCCTTGCCCGAACACGCTATGCCTTGTATCCGAAACAGGCCCCTCGCCATCCTCTATACGGGGTCGTGGGCCTTTCGTCGGGGGGCTTGGGTCCCTAACCTGTTGACGCCTCAGCTTGTGCCTGGAGTTAACGCTGTTACTCAGGACCCCGGTGCTGACCTAGACGTGTATAACTTCAGCTCCACCGTGCGTAACCGGGGCAATACCCACCGGCTAATCACCAACGGAGCGGACGGGCGCTTGGGCGAGTACAAGAACTTCATTCACAGCTATGATGTACGGCTTAAGAACAAGAAGCTTACTCAGCACTACGCTCTCCTCGGGGAGACCTACATGCTTACCCGCATGGGTCGTGTGCAGATTCTTGTGGACCACGCTTGGTTTGCGGGCCTCTACGCTAAGCTTGTGAAGGAGGGCATCATCCCCGAGATGGGTTACGAGGACCTTCTTAACCAGCTTGCCAAGGTCGATACGCAGATCAAAGAGCGGGAGGCACGCATTGCTAAAGAGCGTGACGCCAACATTCTCAGTATCCATAACGAGAAACGGGACCAGCTTGTAGCTTTGCGTAAGGAGATGGAAGCGGCCTTTGAGGACCAATTCCCCGGCGCTAAGCAAGAGTACATGAGCTTTGAGCCAGCCCAGCCTAAGACTGACGGCTCGTATGCGGACGACGATGAGGTCATCTAAGGAGGCCTAATGGATACCTGGACACAGGCCGATCAAGAGGCATTAGTACAGGAGGTTGCCAATACCTGCTCTACCTTTGCCTCTGAGTATGCTGCTTACGAGGCTATGCCCAGGCGCCATTGGTCCGACCCTTTATGGACTCAGGCCGAAGTAGATGCTCGCGTCAGCCGTATTAATGAGGCCATTGCTACGGTACACAAGACATCCGAGCCTCTCCGAGCCCTTGGCGATAAGGTAGAGCGTCTATTCAAGCACGGGGGCGCTAAGCGGTCCAGCCTCTACTCGCCTGTGCCCTAACCAAACTGACTAAGGAGCCCTAATGGCTGTTAACCTTCTTGAGCACCAAGCTTCGCGCAAGGTGCGTCACACCTACTCTAAGGCCGTCACTGGCACTATCGCGGTAGGCGATACCTTCAAGCTTACTATGAGCGGGCAAGGCCACGGCTCTATCCTCTTGCGCCATATCCGAGTCTCAGCCTCTGGCGGTACGGCTACTACCGTGACCCCGGCGGCCTATCTTGATGCAGTCCGTACTGCCTCGGGTAAGGTCTGGGCTGGTACTTGGGTTGGGGCCTCGGGTCTTATCTTTGCCGCTGGCGAAGGTGCGGGCCAAGTCCTACCGCTGGATGCCGATGGTAGCATTTGGATTGACCCCGGCCTTGACAATAGCGCGGGCGCTGTCACTGTGGCTATCACTTTCGAGGTGATGTAATGTCTGGTTCCTTGCTGGCAGGTGCGCGGCTTAGTCCTAGTTCTGCTGTGCAGGTGCCGGATGCTAGCCTTGCTGCTGACTTGGTTACGCAAAGTGGTACGGCTTTGGTTACCCTCACGGCGACCATCACCGGGGACTATACTACGGCTGAGGTAGCGCTGGTCCGCTATGACAAGAATGGTGCTGTGCAGACAGCTCCTACTCTTAGCGGCTCAGACCCGACCTGGACCTTTACTCCGAGTGCTCGGGGCGAGGTCTATGTGGCTACCCTGACGGTGACCTACGCCGGGGGAGAGGTCGAGGCCAAGGCCTTGGCTTTCACTACGCCCACGGCCACTATGGTTTGGACCACGGTTGCGGACTTTGACTTCAGCCTGGAGTCTAACCAGAGCCCTAGCTCTAACCAGCTCACTGTGACCAACCGGGCTGACTCCAGCTCTGTGGTCTTTGACGTGCTCAATGGTGTGGCTATCACTGGCGGCAAGCTTGTGTTTACCACGGCGGCTGGGGCTCAGCTTGCAATCACTACAGCTAACACCGACACCGCGCCTCGGTTCGATGCCCTGTTGACTACCATTTGGCCTGCCTTTGCGGGCGAGAGCTTGTGCTGGGCCTCGGGTGTAGCCACGGCACCTAGCTTCACTGAGAACGGTGAGGCCTGGGGTGTATTCCAGTCTGGGCCTGTGCGTCCCGGTGGCGGGACCTTGGGCTGGGGCCATAGCGCCGAGTCTCGGCACAACGGTACTAACTCTGTCCGCTCAAGCCGCTGGCAATCTGGTAGCACGGGCGTCAACGCCTTGTCCACGGCGAGCTTTGCCACGGCTGTCTGCGCTATCAAAAGCGACGGCATCCGGCCTATGGGTAGCTTCTCAACTACGGCTGCGGACATCGCTACACCTGAGCTTATCACGACCTTTGCGCCTATTGGCGCCTATGGTTCTAACTCCGGTGGCAGTCCTATTGGTACGCCGGGTATTCGCCTTGGTGCTTTCGCCTGTGCTGGCGCAGGTGCCGGGCCTAACGTCGAGGTCTCTCGCCTCATTCTCCGGGCCTTGCGCCCAGCGGTGTCCTAATGTCTAAACCTTGGGAGCCTAAGCCTCCTAAGCCCAAGCCGGGGCCTAATCCTGGGCCTCTGCCTAACCCGCGTCCTGAGCCTGTTCCCAATCCCTACCCGCCTGAACCTACTCCGGTTTAAAGGACTTCACGATGTCTCTCGCTACTAAGATTCCCTTTCGCTTTCTCCGTGGCCTGCGTCTTCCGGGCCTTGGCCATGCGTCTAAGACTATCACGGCGAACTACGCCCTGACTGAGTATGACGAGCACTTCCTCAGCATTAACGCCAGCACGGGCGCTCGGGATATCGCTCTGCCTGCTGTACCGCTGGGCCGGTTCTACATCATCAAGAACTCGGGCTCTACCTACAACATCGTGCTCAAGGATGGCGTGACGACTATCCAAACGCTTCGCCCTGGCGACGTGGGTATGGTTGTCGGTACTACGACCTATGTGAGCATTGGTATCATCCGGGCTAACTCTGCGGACCAGGTTTTCCTGTCTACCGAGGTTACGGCTACTGGTTCGGCCCAGAGCACGGCGCACGGCCTGGGTGTTGTGCCTAGCCTCTGCATCGCTATCCCTACTGCGGGGCATAACGGCTCGGGGTCTATCGGTACTCAAATGCCTCAGTTCACCTACGGCGCGCATACCTCGACCAATGCCATCTTTACGGCTGAGGCTGGCGCGAAGTATCGTATCGTGGCCTTCCGCTAAGCCCTTGACGCAATAGCCTCACCAGTTAGAGAACTACTAGGAGCTACTGATATGCCCAAGCCCATCCATCGCCAATCCTTCCCTCTCGCTATTGTTCGTGGTGTAGACCAGGATTTGAGCATTGCTCTTGAGGCCGTGGATGGGCAACAGGCTATCATCACGGAGGCCACCCTTAGCATTAAGGACGGGTCTCGGGTGTTGGTCGAGGACTCAGCTACGGTAGTTGCCGATGGTGTTGCCTCCTACTCCTTGGACGCTGACACCAGCTCGGAATGGTCCTTGACCGATACCCTGCTCCTCCTTTGGGCTGTTACGGTCGATGGTCAAGTCTATAAGTACCGGCAGACTGCTGACGTTGTACTCTATGACTATACCCCGACCATCTCCGTAACCGATGCCCTTGAGCTAGAACCAACCCTTGGTGCGAACGTCAACGGCGCCAGCTACGAGGCTTTGGCTAACCTTTTTGACCAGACTTCTGGTGAGATTCAGCGTAAGCTCCGGTCAAAGGGTCGGCGGCCTCACCTGATTGTAGACTCCTGGGCGCTTGCCGACATCCATATGAGCCTGTTCCTTTGGCGTGCTTTTACCTTGGTTGCGAACAGCTTGGGTGATGATAGGTGTCGGCAGGCGGCTGAGGACTACCGCCGGGAGCATGAGTCTAACTGGGCGGCTACCCAATTCCGCTACGATGAGACTGAGAGCAACTCCACGGCGCAGGCCGATGTCCGAGCTGTAGTCCCGCAGCTTGTGCTCTCCTGTGGTCTTCGTAACGCCTTCTACCGGACCTACTAATGGCCTTGGCCCTTTCCCAGCTTCTGACCATGATTGAGGACAAGCTCTCGCCGCTTGCTCCTGAAGTAGTGGTCCTGAGCCAAACCCCTAACCTCTCGGCTATCAAGACGCCGGGCATTGTGCGAGCGCCTACTGCCGGACACCCGGCTAAGGCCGTAGTGGGGGTAGTCATCGAGGCCAACACGACCTCTAACCGCCAGCTCGACCGCGAAGGCATTAGCCCTCATCCTATGCTGGCCGATACCATCACCCTTACGCTGGCGACCCTGGGTAATGCCCTGGACCCTAAAGCCTCGCGCAATGCCTTGCTCGACGCCGAAGAACGGGTGCTGGATGTACTCTATGCCGATGACTTCGCCCGGAATAGGCGCTTGACCTATGACGGCTCAACCCGTAACACCTTCCCAAGTGGAAGCGGCAGTTCTATGACTGTCGTGATGACGTTCAACCGAAACCGTTAGTAATTGGAGACCTACCATGCCTGAGAGTTCTGTTGTTCGTACCAAGCGCGATGGTGTTATCACCTTCTCTGACCTTGGCGACACCCATACCTATACTGTGGCGTATGAGCCCGGCGACCTGTCTATCACCGTTCCGGACACGGCTGTTAACAACAACCTCGACCGTGGCCGTATTGGTGCGGTGCCTTCCCTGCGCCTCGGTGATGATGCTCCGATTACCGGCAGCTTCTCGGTGCATATGCGGGATATCGCGGGAGCGGACTACGCTACCCTCTTGGATATCGCCCACCGCTACGCTGGCGGCTATGCCGAGACCAACTGGGTTAGCACCCTGCCCAACTCCGACGTTGTGACCTATACTATGGCTGTGACCTTCTCTGGTACTGACGTGGGCTTGGCGGACGAGGGTTACATCTTGCCCTATGTTGTACTTCGGGCCAACGTGTCTGAGGGTGACCCTAACACCATCTCTTGTTCTTTCACCTCTTACACTGTCAAACTCGAAGAGTTCTAAGGAGTAGTCCATGTCTATCTCTTCCGCTACTGGTTCCATCAAGATTGAGGGTCTCGCCTCTCTCGTCCAGGCCATTACCGGCCAGCCCAATGCTCGCCGGGATATCACCGTGGGCGAGGCTATCACCTATGCCAACGGCGAGGTCGCTGGTAAGATTAACCTGGCGGCCTATGTCTATGCTTCGGACATTGCGGCCAGCTCTATCACCGACTATGACCTCCGGGCCATTACGGATAGCACCGGGCTCCAGGGCGAGCTTGAGTTTGCTAACGTCAGCGCTATCGTTGTGCAGAACCTTCGCACTACGGCTATGGCTTGGCTTAAGGTTGGCCCGAAGGACGGCACCAGCGGCTTTGGTATCCTCGGCAGCCCTACGGCTAACGTCGGTCTCTTCAACGCCGGGACTGACCGTGTGGTAGTGCCTCCGGGCGGCTGTGTGGTCTTGGCTAGCACCCAGCTCATTCCTACCAACGTGACTTTCAAGGACCTGCGCATTATGGCCTCGGGGGTTAGTGGCGACACCAACTCTTGGAAGATGCTTATCCTTGGCCAGTCCGCCTAAGCTGAGCCTCTGCGCTATGAATAGGGAGTGGCGCCCCTACCCTTTTCTACTGGAGTAGACAAATGGAATACACTCGTGAATGGGCCGATAGCGTGCTCAAAGACCTGGGGTACAAGGGCAAAGGCGTGTCCCTGCATGACTATCTCCATACTGTAGAAGATGTTACGGCTGTGAAGATGGCCTTGCAGATTCTTAAGGCCTTTGGCAAGGGCCAAGCTATC